AATGCTTCACCATTCTTTTGCTTCAACAAAAGTAAATCGTTATCATAATTATTATTTTTTTTCCCAAGATATTTTGAGATCAAAGCAAAACCATTATGTCTGTATTTGCTTTCGCATAATAATTGTATTGATGTTATGTAATTACTATCTCCAAATATCTTGACACTTAAATCAATATCACTTGGATAATCTTTTAATGCACCTGATAATGGCTGTCGTTTTGCACTCCATCCCCAGCTATTGAAAAGATTTACCCACCATCTTTCATGGTAACTTCCTTTGTTCTTTTCGTTTGACATTCGCACCTCCAATAGTTTGAATTGTTATTCCTAATTCAAGTGCATCAAGCCAGCAACTAAACATAAATCCTGATGGCACTCTTTTAAATGTTTCCCACTTCTGCATTAGACTTGGTTCGATACCCATTTCACCAGCCAATGCTTCTTGGCTCATACCTTTTTTATTTCGATATTTTTTTAAATCGTTTATAATTTTTTGCCAGTTCTCTGTTATTTTTACTGGCCTTTTGTAATGAGTAAAGTGCATCTTCAACCTTTAAAGCTGTTGCGTGTTTCAACTCAGCACCATTGATTGCACGATAATATGTAGACATATCAATGCCTGAGTGTTTCCATGCTTGTATCAAAGATATATCTATCTTCCTAGATATTCTTATCAATTCAACTATATAACTATTCATAATCACACCTTACTGCATTAACGCAATGAACACAACCACACGGCTTGTTTGGGTTAGCCGTGTTGGTTGTGTATCTCAATGGTAGTACCACCATAGGTATCCTACATTTTATGGACATTGAGAATTCTTTTTATTCACTATCTTGTTCCTCAAGATATTCTTCTGCTGATGAATATTCATAGCCATCACCACAAACTACATAATCAAGACTTCTTGATCCATGCCATCCTACTGATTCATTGATTCCATCAACAAAAGCAGTTTTTTCTTTTTCGCTTTCAAAATAATATTCGCTGATGTCGTTGTTATCCATACCCCATACGACTTCAATTTTGATGTCGCTTTGTTTAGTATAATCAACCATTGACTTCCTCCTGATCTACATACCAATGAAACTGCTGGACCTCATACATATTACCTTTCATGTAATCCTCAATGAGTCTGTTGATATTGACTAACTCATTCTCAGCTAGTTTGTAAAAGCCTGGTGTAGTCTTATCTCTTGTAAGATATATCTTGAGTTTGATCCTACAGTTAAGACTTACAGATATTTCTTTTAAGGTTTCTTTAGCACCTATGTCGACGACCTTACCCATAGTAACCTCCATCTTTATTTGCCATGATTGCTTTTGCTTCAGCTTCTTCAGCAAGAGCATCAAGTATATTGTTACATTCAACTTCAAACATACCGATTGGACTTGAGTTTGTAATCTCAATACCTCTGTCTCTTAGACTTTGAATAAACCTAAGACACTCGATAGGTGAGTTACCAAACTCAGTTTTCATTGAGTCAACAACCTTGTTTGCTATTTGATTTAAGATATTGTCAGCCGTCATGGCTTCGCTATTTGATAAATTCATTCGTTATTCTCCTCTATATTTATCAAAGTGTTATATATTATTGCATGAACGCAATAGATTATGCAACCTTTTTCTGCAATGATCTTGCAATATTTTTGCGTTGATAATCATTGAGAAAAGAGACTGCGTGTTTAGCCAAAGACATTGCATCCCATAGTGTCTTTGGTTTCTTTTTGACTGCTTGTAACCAGCCTTTGAGGTAAGCAGTTGTATTGTCTGTTGGTTTAGATTGAATCTTGAGATTTGCAGCGATCAATGCACTGCCAAGTTCAGCAACCAATTCTTCGAAAGCATATGATTGTCTTTCTTGTGATAGCTTTCTGTTTAGTCTTTGGTCCGCACCTGTCCAATGTATAATCTCATGTGCCAGTACAGAATAGTAATCAATGTCTGTTCTGAATGTATCAAAGTCAGGCATACGGATTTCATCTTTTGATGGAACATAACAGGCTTTGTTGTGACCAGTATGAATTGTTGCTGGTATGTTTGCGAACCAGTTGATGCACTGCTGTTTGATTGCTTTATCGGTTATCATTTCTTCTGTTACAAATGATTGCTCTGATTGCAGTTTAGGTAAGCCTTTGACTTGATCGCGATTGAAGACAGCCCAAGTCTTGAAGCCCTTGATGAATACATTATCGTCGTCGTCAGTGCCAATTCTTGGTTGCAATATGTATTGATTGTATGCAGTTGCTGACTGACCTCCGACATCACCACCAATTTGTTTCCATTGGTTGTATGTACCCCATTGATTACTGGTATAACCTCGCATATCTTTGACCATCCAAAGCCAAAAGCAATTCAATCCTTGATACTCATAGCCATCAGTGTTGATTGGAAATCTAAAGTCTCGATTATGCCAGGGCATTTGCCATTTGTTATCAATGCCGTCTTCAATCTTTTTGATAATGATTTGAACAATTTTATCTGCTTTGCTCATTGTCTTTCTCCCATCTTGGAATTGTTATTGTTAAATGAACTATTGTATTTAATGCTACCCCAGCTATAACGATTTGCCATATGCCATGATAGGGAAACATTTGTGGAAAGCTGTGTATTACATATATGATTGCAATACATAATGGTATGCTCAACCATCCAGCTAGTTTGATTTGACCCATCCTACTCATGATGCGTTCATCCTACACATTGCTCTTGCAACTTCTATGTCTTGCAAGATTATGTGTTTAGTATCTACAAATTTACCAGCATTGAATAATCTTATGTACCTTTCCATTGTCATGGTATCAAAGTTAAGATCATTCATGTCTTGGCAATACATTACATAAATTGTAAAGTCGTCGAGTGATATTTCTTCTTTCATAAATTTACTCCAAGTTAATTGTTATTGATGATTACGACGACGGCTATTGCTACTGCTGTAACAACACGCCACGTCGTTTGCGATTTGTTATATCAGAATTGATGGTTGTATTTTATGTCGATATATTTGATTTTGTTTTGGTAATATTTAGATTTTGTTGATAGATAATTTTTGTAGTGGTTCATACGTCTAACAGCATGATTGAAATAGTAATATTTAGATGACAGTTTTTGACGACGACCACAAGTTAATGTAATAATAATTTCGAACATATGTACCTCCTTGTTGATACAGTAAGTGGTTGATAAGCATAAAAAAAGAGGTGGCATGATTACCACCTCTTAGGGAGAATTGGTTTGTGATTAAGCTTTCAATAAAGCATCAATCTCGTCGAGTTCCGCTAGCTTGTTCTTGGAATTAGATGACTTTGCATTTTGAGTCCAAGCTTTACCAACTAATTTCTTATATACCTCGAGATCAGCCTGGTGTCTGTCATTAAGTTCTGAAAGCTCCTTTTGCTGTTCTCCAATGACGTAGGCTAGTTTAGACATCTGAACATGGATGACTTCCTGTCCAGAGTATGTCTCACGTAGGTCTGCAAGTTTGTCTCGGTTCTCAGAGATTTGATCAGACTTATATTGTATGCTGTTAGCAGAAGTGTAACAAGCGTCTCTAGCTATTGATTCTCTGAGATATGTTAGTGAATCTCCAGAATGGTAGTTAATAACTTCGATTTTAGAATCTACTAAGTTCTTGTATTTTGTGCTTTTTTTAGACATTTTCTAGTCTCCTATTTGGTTAAAATGTAATGCTTTCGCATCATGATGACGGCATGACATATCATTCGTACATAGAAGATACTGTTCGCCATGACGTCAGTCATATTACTAGCGAACAGCATACATCAACGCGCTTTCAAGTTAGGCTATGGGTGGTACGGACAAACTTGAAAGCGTGCGAATGATATGTGATGTTGACAGCATGATCCTCGCGAAAGGGTTGCATTTTAGCCAAATCGTAGGAGACTCAAAATGTCTGAAAAAAGTGCGAAATGCTTTAGAACTTATTAGATTCTAAAATTGAAGTTATGTTTTTAGTATGCCCTTTTAGTACTAAAAAACTAGCATTGTGGAAGTTTCACTCATGTCTCAGAGAATTGATAGATAGAGTCTTACGCTTGTAACACTTCTGATGACAGTGTACAATGTTAGACTGGTCATATCTCTGAGGTTCGTGACAAACTCCTACGTGTGATATGCTCTGGACAGGATGTTAGGCATCCTCAGATGTCTATGCTTGCCGTAGTTGGAGAATAGTGAAAGGAGCGACTTAATGTCAAACACCACTGATGTCGAGGTATATAAGAACCTCTAGTTGGTAAAGGTTGGCACACGAAAAAGCAAAGGCGTCTAATTGTTAGAACAAGTAAGGAAGTCGACGATATTTATGCGAAAGCTTGGTCACAAACCTAGTCTGCCTTAGAGGTGGCTCTATTAATCATGACGCAACTTTGGTTAGGCTTAGCAACCAACAATAAGACTAGCTTGCCCTGGCAAGCCAAGCCTATAATTGTAGGTTGACAAGTAGTATTTGGATGAAGTATTAGGGGGACTAGGGGGTTGTCATGAGTTCAGATTTAGACAATGGTCGTCGACCTTTGACAAAGAAACAGATGCTTTTAGTTGATACACTCGTAGCAGAAGGTTGTAGTATAGCTAAAGCCAGCCAAGAAGCTGGCTACGCTAGTGGTGAGTCTGGAAGAGTCACGGCTAGCAAAGCTTTGCGATTACCTCATGTGCAAGAGTACATGATGAAACGAATAACAGAATCATTGGGTGTTAATGCTACGTTAGCTAGTGCAAAGCTTGTTAAGCTAGCCAGCGGTGCTAAAAGTGAGTATGTCCAGCTTGAAGCAAGTAAAGATATCCTTGATAGAGCTGGATTCAAAGCACCAGATAAACATATGCATCTACACGCTGGTGAAATTAAGGTACAGATCGATCTTACATAGTATGTAGGGGGGTTAAAAAACGTTGTACTGTTACTGTTACTTCCCTCTCACTCGCATTTATTTCACAAAGGTTCGGTTTGTGCGTTGCCTGATATATTTTTTTTCCTTTATAAGCTAGAGTATGAAAGATAATTCAAAGATATTTCTAAAAGCTATAGCAAACGCATTTCTCCCTGAGTTCATGGATAGTGATGAACTAAAGATGTCGTCGATAAGTAAAGAAACACAAGATGGACTTCAGCAGTTCTTGGATCAGCACATGGGAGATGTACCAGTTGGAACTTATAAACAGTTTACTTATAAACATATAAACAAGTTCTTTCAGACTAAATCAATATTTGAAGGTGGTGGTGAGGGTCCAGCCAAACAACTAAAAACAATACTTGGTGGTTTTGGTGTAAGAAGAACTGACGACGGCTACAATGTAATAGATACTTATGACTTCTATCCAAGACAGAAGTTTACAAACACAGACAAGGGTGTCTTAACAGAAAATTCAAAGAAAAAGAATGTTGGATATACTGACGTTGCTCTTCAGCTTGCATACAATCTGGTGGTTGGCAATGATAGTGCTGGTGTTCTTTATGAGCCAGCGAGGATGCTTGGTGGTATTCTTATACCTGAGAATGATGACCGAAGTCCTAAAGACCCAAAGGCTAGTAATAGTTTAGCGATTGATTGGAATATATCTGAGGGTCAATCAGTTAAGCAGTCTAAACTTGCAAATGCAGTTTTATCTGCAATGCCTGTACCAAAGCAATCTAGTACATCAACTAAGAATAGGGAGAACTAATATGCCACCAAGAGGTGTTTACAAAGCAAGGCAAGAAACAAGGACAAGGCAAGCTGATCGAAGTGCAAGACCAGCAAGAGAATCTCGTTCAGATCAAAGAGAAAGAGATCGTCAAGATGCTGAAAGGAGACGACAAGAAGCACAAGCAAAAAGAGCAAGGGAAGCTGATGCAAGAAGAAAGCAAGCACAAGCTAATGCAATTATTGCTCAAAGAAAAGAGCGAGAACGTAAAGCAAGAGCAAACCAAGCAAGAAATACAATGACAAGATCAAAGCCTGTAGTAGTAAAAAGTGGTATGACAGGCAATCAACTTGGTAGGCAAATACAAGACCCATCTGATATTCAAGCAACAATAAAAGCTGGTAAGAAATTTCAAACACAACAAAAACAAAACAATGCTGTTAAGTCGTCGACAGTAACAAAGATGTCGCCACCATTAGAAAAAGCAAGAGCAACATCTAAGAGAGGTTTGACTATTACTGGTGGTAAGATAAGTACATACTCAGGTGGTGAAAGTGGACCAAAACAAAAATCTTTGATTTACAAAGACCCTAATACTGGTTCTACAATAGCTACTAAGGAAGCAAGGACAAACATTGCAAAAGGTGGTGACTATAATATTGTTGCTTCAACAGCAAGTAAAACACTTGGCAAAGGTATTCCAACACCGACGACAAAAGAAAGACCAGGCTTAAAAGGAACATCACCTACTGGTATGCTCTTTAGTCCAACTACTCCATCTATATCTGCTGGTCAGATTATTGGTCAAAAGCCAAAACCAAAAACTGCTGGACCAAAAGGTTTTACAAAGAAAACTCCAACAGACTTTATGAAACAACAAGCACAGATTGTTGATAGACTTGACCAGCCATCACAGACAAAACTAGATTTATTAACTGGTGAACCAGTAAAACCAACAACACCAACTCTTCTTTCTGAGCTTACTAGAAAAAGAAAGAGAAGACAAAAGAGTGGGTTTACTGGAATCATGGCACAGATTAGAACATTGCTGGGATAATTGTGGACCCAGTAACTGCTCTTGCAACAGCTTCAACAGCCTTCAACCTAATAAAAAAAGGCTTCCAGATGGGGAAGGATGTGGAGTCAATGTATGGTGACATTGGAAGATGGATGGGTGCTGTTTCTGATGTCAACCATGCAGAGAAGATGTCAAAGAATCCTCCATTGTTTAAAAAATTATTTGCTGGTTCAAGTGTTGAACAGGAAGCAATGGATGCATTTGCTGCGAAAAAAAAGGCAGAAGCTATGGAAGAAGAACTGCGTAACTGGATTAATCTAACGCATGGTCCTAACGCATGGTCTGATTTATTGAAGATGCAAGCCAAGATAAGAAAGCAAAGACAAGAACAGTTATATGCACAACAAGAAATGAGAGCAAGAGTATTGAATATAGCTGGTGTTATATTTCTCTGTACATTGGTTGGTGCTGTGATAATGTGGCTAGGATATTTATTTTATCAAAAACGAACAGGACAACTATGAGTTTTTTACACATACTAAAGCCTGAGGAAAGACGATTACTAAGAACCATTGTTAAAAAAATACATTTACAGTATGTACCTGATGAACATAAATCTGATAGGGAAGCTGATAAATTAATTGCAACAATAGGTCCAGCTACAGTTGAACAACTTATAAAAGCTGGTAAAGATAACAACATTGACAACATTTAAGTACAAACCTGATGGTGTAGTATTAAAGGAGTTTATGAAAGATGACTCGTTCTTTAGAGGACTGCGTGGTCCAGTTGGAAGTGGAAAGTCGGTGGCGTGTTGTGTCGAAGTCTTTAGACGAGCATTGGCACAGAAAAAAAACGAAAAGGGTATTCGTAAATCGAGGTGGGCGATTATTAGAAATACCAATCCACAACTTAGGACAACGACAATCAAAACATGGTTAGATTGGTTTCCAGAAAATACATGGGGTAAGTTTAGATGGGAAGTTCCATATACTCACTTTATAAGCAAAGGTGATTTAGAACTAGAAGTTATATTTCTAGCACTTGATAGACCAGAAGATGTAAAGAAACTACTGTCATTAGAACTAACTGGTATATGGATAAACGAAGCAAGAGAAATACCAAAGAGTATTGTTGATGCTTGTACAATGCGTGTTGGTCGTTTTCCATCTATGAGAGAGGGAGGTCCAAGCTGGTCAGGTATAATCTGTGATACTAATGCACCTGAGGAAGATCACTGGTGGGCGATTATGTCAGGTGAAGTACCAGTACCAGATCATATTCCAAAAGAAGAAATAAAGATGCTGGTCAAACCTGATAACTGGTTATTCTTTACACAGCCACCAGGAATGTTGGAAAAGAAAAACGAAGATGGTACTGTCGTCGACTATAAAGAAAACAGTAAAGCAGAAAACAGAAAAAACCTTTTGAGTACATACTATGAGAATACTGTCAAAGGTAAAACAAAGTCTTGGATAGATGTATATGTAATGAACAAACTTGGTAGTATCTCTGATGGTAAACCAATATATCCAATGTTTGTAGGAGATACTCATGTATCAAAAGAAGAAATACCAGTAGCAGATGGTCAGCCAGTATATATTGGATTAGACTTTGGACTTACTCCAGCTGGGATATTTGCACAGAAAGTAAGAGGTCGTTGGTTAATACAAGCTGAGATAGTTGCTTTTGATATGGGTATAGTAAGGTTCTCTGAACTGTTGAGAGAAGAGATTGCAACTAAATATTTAAACTGTGAAGCACTGATATATGGTGATCCAAGTGGTGACTTCAGGGCGCAAACAGATGAAAGCACACCATTTCAAATACTCAGAGGTGCTGGATTGAGAGCATTACCAGCACCATCTAATGATGTATCTCTAAGAATAGAAGCTGTAAATAAATCATTGATGAAGATGGTTGAGGGTGTACCAGCATTTATGGTTGACTATCGCTGTCGACAGCTAATAAAAGGTTTTGAGGGTGGATACCAATATAGAAGATTACAAGTATCAGGTGAAAGATTTGATGACAAACCTGATAAAAATATGTATTCACATATACATGATGCACTTCAATATCTTATGTTGGGTGCTGGTGAGGGTAGATCAATCATAGGAAACAATAAACCACTACGATCATTTAATGCAAAACCTGAGTTTGATGTTTTTCGTCGACGACCAAAACAAAGAAGAGTTGGCTTGTGGTCACGGATGTAGTTAGGTTAAGAGTGTTTTTATTAATATATGGATTAGCTATGTATCATTTTTGTGCGTGGCTAAAGTCATTTGAATGGAGTATCGAAAATTATGTGTTTTTTTAAAAGTCCTAAAATGGTAATGCCTGAACCCAAAGTCGATCCTGAAATCGAAAAGCAAAAGGCTGAAGAAAAGAAAAGACAAGAAGCAGAGAAAAAGAAACAAGAAGAGTTTAACAAAAAGGTTTCTGCTGGAAAAGTTGGTCGTCGATCACTTATATCAGGACAATCAGGTGGTATCGGATATTATAAGGACCCAATGTAATGGTTGAAGTAAATACAATTACACCAATCAATACTGGTGCTGATAAACCAGTAGATAATTTATTAAGAAGATATGAAAGAGCAAAGTCACTTAGAGATAATTGGACATCATTGTTTGAAGAATGTTATGAGTATGCTCTTCCACAAAGAGAAAGTTTTTATGCAGAAACACCTGGTCAAAGAAGAGATGATAAAATCTTTGATGAAACTGCCGTCGTCGGTGTACAAGAATTTGCATCAAGGTTGCAATCAGGTCTTGTACCAAACTTTGCAAGATGGGCTGACTTTATTGCTGGTTCAGAAGTACCTGAAGAACAAAGAGATGAAGTTAATTCTCAACTGCAAGGAGTAACAGATTATGTATTTGAGATTCTACAGAACAGTAACTTTGCTCAAGAAGTCCACGAGTCGTTTCTTGACTGTGCTGTTGGAACTGGTGTTCTATTATGCGAAGAAGGTGATGCAGTTAATCCTGTTAGGTTTTCAGCAATTCCATTACCTCATGTTGTCTTGGATGTCGGTCCTGATGACAGAGTTGACTCAATATATAGAGAACGTCAAATTAGGGGTGGACAGCTTTTGGTTGCGTATCCGAAAGCTATTATTCCGCAAAAAATAAAAGAAGCAGTCCTTAGAAGTCCTGAAGAAAAAAGAAAGATACTAGAAATAGTATATAGAGATTATTCTAGAATTAATGTTATGGCTCATAAATATTGCGTTATTGATCTTGAGACAAAACAAAAGATTTTAGATGAACAGTATGAGGGTGTTGGTTCATGTCCTATAATAGCTTATCGCTGGTCGAAAGCATCTGGGGAGGTTTATGGGAGAGGTCCATTAATCAATGCCCTCAGTGCAATCAAGACTACCAACCTTACTATTGAACTTATATTAGAAAATGCACAGATGGCTATATCAGGTATCTATCAGATGGAAGATGATGGAGTTATAAATCCTGATAATGTTTCATTAGTGCCAGGCACTGTGATTCCTAAGTCGCCTGGTTCTGCTGGATTACAGCCAATAGCAACTGCTGGTAGATTTGATGTCGCTGATCTTGTGTTAAATGATATGCGTAATAATATAAAAAGAGCATTGTATAATGATATGCTTGGTGATCCAAACAGAACACCAGCTAGTGCTACAGAGATTGCTGAAAGAATGGCTGATCTATCAAGACGTATAGGTTCTGCTTTCGGTCGATTACAAGCTGAACTTGTAACACCAGTATTACAAAGAGTTGTACATATACTAAAAAAACAAGGTCGTATTGAGATACCTACAATCAATGGTAGAGAAGTAAAAGTAAGGTCTGTATCTCCATTAGCACAAGCACAGGCACAACAGGATATAGTTTCTGTCGACAGATTCTTAGAATTAGTTGGTGGTAGATTTGGACCACAGATGATTAACTTGTTAATAGACAGTGAAGAAACATCTATACATCTAGCAAGAAAGTTTGGTGTTCCTGATAATCTCATAAGAGATAAAGCAAGTCGTGAAGAGATAATCAGAATGACAGCACAGCTTGCTCAACAACAACAGCAACAACCTATGATGCCTGAAGAGTAATGGCAACTCCAGCTTGGCAAAGAAAAGAAGGAAAAAATCCTGAAGGTGGATTAAATGCAAAAGGTCGTGCTTCTTACAATGCCAAAGGTGGTAATCTTAAACCACCAGTATCAAAAGAACAAGCTAAGAAAAGTCCAAAGTCTGCAAAACGTAGAAAGAGTTTTTGTGCTAGAATGAGAGGTATGAAAAGAAAATTAACTTCTGCTAAAACAGCAAACGATCCCAATAGCAGAATTAATAAATCACTTCGTAAATGGGATTGTTAAAGGAGAAAAACTATGCCAATGGGTAAAGGAACATATGGTTCACAAAAAGGTAGACCATCAAAAAATCAAATGCTAACTGGTAAACAAAAGAACTTACCTGAAGCATTAAAGAAAAAAATCATGGCTTCAAAGATGAAGAAGAAGAAAAATGGCAGTAAATGAAGCTGGCAACTATACCAAGCCAGCAATGCGTAAAAGAATATTCGCAAGAATAAAGGCTGGTGGCAAAGGTGGAAAGCCTGGTCAATGGTCTGCTCGTAAAGCACAAATGTTAGCATTAGCATATAAGAAAGCTGGTGGTGGCTATACCTCATGAAGAAACCTCAACGATCCTTAGTTGCATGGACTAAACAGAAATGGCGAACCAAAAGTGGTAAGCCGTCGACACAAGGAAAAGATGCAACTGGAGAAAGATATTTACCTTCCTCTGCAATTAGTGCATTATCTGACGAAGAGTACGCAAGGTCAACTAGAGCAAAACGTCGTGCCATTAAAAAAGGCAAACAGTTTTCTAAACAACCAAAACGTATTTCGGATAAAACTAAATCGCATAGGAAGTTTACATGACAAATAATATCGGAATTGATGGATTCCCAAGATCAAAAGAAAATGATGAAATGATTTCAGATGCTGTTGGTAGTTGTTTTTCTACACCAATAGGTCAAGAAGTCTTGAAATATCTTAAAAGTATAACTATAGAAATGGTAGCTGGACCTGATATAACAGATGCAAAGCTACGTCACCTTGAGGGTCAGCGATATATTGTAGGGATAATTGAACGCAGAATTGTTCATAATCATGGAGTAAAGAATGGAAGAAGCGACACAGACAGTAGTAAACGATCAGACGGACTCTTCAACAAGCCAAGAAGTGGAACAAACAAGACCTGAATGGTTGCCTGAAAAGTTTGAAACACCTGAAAGTTTAGTTCAAAGTTATGGTGAATTAGAAAGTAAGATTGGTCAAAAAGATGAAACTGTAAGAGATCAGTTCCTACAAGAACTTGAACAAGAGTTCTATAATGGTAGACCAGCATCAGTTGGTGATTACAAAATACCTGAAAGCATTGATGAAGAACTAGCCCAAGATAATGAAATGTTTAACTGGTGGGCTAATGAAGCATTTGAAAATGGTTATTCACAAGAAGAGTTTGAAGCTGGTATAGGAAAGTTTGCTGAGTTTATGAATAGTATGCAACCTGACATTGAAGCTGAGAAAGCAAAGTTAGGTGATAATGCTCAAGCAAGACTTGATGCAGTAACTTTGTGGACACAGAATAACTTTAATGAAGAAGAGTTTGGTGCAATACAAAATCTTGCTTCAACTGCTGAAGGCATTGGTGTTCTTGAAAAAATAATGGAGATGCAAAAAAATAGTAGTCTTGGTGGTAATGGAACTCAACCAGCTACATTAAATCAAGATGACTTAGATGAAATGATGCGTGATCCTAGATATTGGAAGCCTGGTGAAAGAGATCAAAACTTTGTCAATAAAGTAACTGATGGTTTCAATAAACTGTATGGTTCGTAACTATACAGCTACGATAGGAAGAATTGATATTGTTTCTTCAACAAGTGAAGATGCAAAGTATCTACAAGAAAATCTAAGACCTGAGGATGTTCGTGAATGTATCATTCATGGTGTTTCACCTAATCGTGCATTACATATGCCACTAGTCGATAAAGGCTGTAAAACATTTACAGCACTTGTCGACGACATTCCTATATGTATGTTTGGTACAATGCAGTATTCAAACAACAGTAGCTTTGCTTCTATATGGTTACTTGGCAGTAAAGATATAGAAAAAAACCACTTTAGTTTTTTAAAAGCATCACGAGAGATTATTGAACTTTTACAAAAAGATTATGAGGTGTTAGAAAATGTTGTACCATCAGATCATAAAAGAACAATAACTTGGTTAGCTTGGCTTGGGTTTAGTTTTTATTCTGTACCAGTATATGTAAATAGTTTTGAGTGTTTACGTTTTGTGCGTTGTCAAGAAGGTTTAGAAATGCCAATGCTTAATTCGTAATGACCCAATGTATGCTGAAAGACCTTTTTAAAGATAATCTTAATGAAGCTGAAAGTTGGACAATCATCTGCAAACTGATAAATTTTAACTTTTTAAAGGAGACAATCAATGGCTAATACTATTGATACTGCTTTTATTAGACAGTTTGAATCTGAAGTACACTTAGCATATCAACGTATGGGTTCTAAATTAAGGAATACTGTGCGTACTGTTGCTAATGTGAGAGGAAGCACAGTTCGCTTTCAGAAGATTGGTAAAGGTTCAGCTTCTACTAAAAGTAGAAATGGTCAAATCACACCTATGGAATTGACCCACACAACTGTTGATGTAACAATGGAAGATCATTATGCTGCCGAATATATTGATAAGTTGGATGAAATCAAAACTAATATAGATGAACGTCAGGCAATCGCTAAATCTGAAGCTGGTGCTTTAGGTAGAAAGACTGATGAAATATTAATCACTGCTATGGATAGTGGTGCTAGTTCTACTCAAATTCATGACACAAGTTCTGCTATTGAAAAAGCAGATGTGTTAGCATTGTTTGAGCAGTTTGGTGTTGCTGACATTCCAGAAGATGGTGGTCGATATGTAGCAATGAACCCAAAGGGATTTGCTGATCTATATGCAATCAATGAGTTTGCTAGTGCAGACTTTGTTGGTGAAGCTAACTTACCTTTTGCTGGTGGAATGACAGCTAAGAACTTTTTAGGTTTTATGTTCTTTTCTTCTTCTTCAGTAACTGCTGGTAAGAATATGGCTTATCACACTTCTGCTGTAGGACTAGGTATTGGTGCCGACGTCACAACAGAATTAAATTACATACCTGAAAGGGTATCTCACCTTGCAACGTCTATGATGTCAATGGGTGCTGTTGTTATTGATGACAATGGTGTCTATGAGTTCTTAGACAATAACACTTAGGAGGTAGATCATGGCTTATAGTGCAACTGGATTACACCGAATAGGTGGTGCTAGTGGAGTAAATCTTTGGATTTATCAAACCACAGATACAATCGCAACTGTTAACAGTGCTGGTTATTTTAATAACTCTGCTAATATGTTGAACGTAAGGGACTTAATTATTGTTATGGATACTAATACTCCAACAACAAATTTTTGTACCGTGCTTTCAAACACTGGTTCAGCAGTCGACGTTTCAGACGGAACTGCTGTTGCAGAAACAGATGGCGACTAAATAATATGAGTCAATCAACATCAGCGACATCTCCTATCGATATATGTACTCGGTCACTGGTGTTGATTGGCGCACAACCAATTACTTCTTTTAGTGATGGATCAAACGAAGCATTGGTTGCTGTTAATCTTTATGAAGATACTATTCAAGCTAGTCTTGTAAATACAAGATGGAGATTTGCAGTAAACCAAGCAATAGGTAACAGACTATCAGATGAACCAACTGGTAGATATAATTCAGCTTACCAAATACCTTCTGACTCATTAATGATAAATGCTGTTACAGTGAATGATAGAAATATTGACTATCAGATTTATGGTAACTTTATCTTCAATGATGCAAGTGTTAATGATGTCGTCGTCATAGATTATAATTTTAGACAATTAGAAGCTAAATTTCCAGCATACTTTGTACAGGCTGTTGTCTATGAATTGTCTGGACACTTTGCATTAGCACTAGCAAGAAATGATAGTATGTCTAATAATATGTTTGAGAAAGCAAGGTTCTTTATGCAGAAAGCAAGAACACTTGATAGCCAACAGCAGACAACTCTTAGACTTTCTACTAATCGTTTTGTTACATCAAGAAGGACAACTGGTACACTATCGAGTAATGTCTAATGGCTCGTATTCGAATACCTCTCAACAACTTTGAAAGAGGTGAAGTCTCACCAGCAATGACATCAAGAACTGATTTGAATGTATATGTTCAATCAGCAGAGAAGTGTAGAAACTTTTTTCTTATGGCAGAGGGTGGAGTTAAACGTAGACCAGGCACAGAGTTTATTCATAAATTTACTACTGTCACAGTAGACAATGCAAAAAGATTACAAGTAAAGATAGAACCATTTTTATTTTCTGACGACGAAAGATATATTGTAGCATTTAGTGCTGGCAGATGTGACTTCTTTCGTATAGTTGCATCAACTGGTGCAATATCTCATATACAAGCATTAACAGCAGATACAGATAGTACAACATTGCCGTGGACTGTTGATACAATAGAACATCAAACTATAGCACAGTCTGCTGATAATATGTTTGTTGCTCATAGTTCTCATATACAAATGAGAATAGTTAGAACTGGACTTACAACATTTGAAGTAAGAAAGTTTGCATTTGATGAAACAACAGCTAATGATGAAAAATTCCAACCATATTTTGCATTTCAAGAAAGTGGTGTAACTCTTACTCCAAGTGGTACAAGTGGTAGTATTACATTGACAACTTCTGCAAACTATTTTGAAAGTGGTCATGTAGGAACTATTATAAGATACAAAGGTAATGAATGTCTTGTTAGTGGTTTTACAAGTGCAACTCAAGTCAATGCAACTGTTCGTAAAACATTATCAGGAACATCAGCAGACACAGATTTTGATGAACAATCATATTCTTCACTTAGAGGTTTTCCAAGTGCTGTTACATTCCATGAAGATAGACTTTGGTTTGCTGGTACAACAAGTCAACCTGATGGAATATGGTCGTCGAAAACTTCAGAGTTTTTTAACTTTGATGTTGGTACAGCACAATCAAATGAGAGCATACAGTTTGCAATTAGTGCTGGTGAGTTTAACTCTATCAAACATTTAACAAGTTCACGAGATTTGCAAGTGTTCACAAGCACTTCTGAATTTTTTATACCATCTTTTGCAAGCAGTGCATTGACACCAACAAATGCACAGATACGACGACAAACACCTTTTGGTAGTGCAAGTGTAAGACCTACACCATTTGATGGTGCTACAGTATATGTTCAGAGAGGTGGCAAGACAGTAAGAGAGTTTGTATTTAGTGACGAGGAAAGTGCTTATGTATCAACACCTATTTCACTATTAAGTTCACATCTTGTGATCGATCCAACGCAAATGACAGCTATGCGTGGTGCGTTGGCAAGACCTGAAAGTTATGCTTTCTTTGTTAATAGTGATGGCACAATCGCAGTATTTCATTCAATTCGTAATGAACAAAAGGCTGGTTGGACATTGTGGACAACCTCTGATACTGGCACTACTGGTGGATTTCACAGTATGTGTACTATTGATGAACGATTGTTTTGTGTTGCTAAAAGAGATTTAGGTGGTGGTACTGTAAGGTTTATGTTAGAGGAGTTCTTGGATACAGCTACTTTAGATTGCAGTGATGACTTCTCAGGAAGTAATGGAGTGTTCACAACAAATTCAATTTTTGAAAACAATGCAAAGGTCGACGTCGTATCTGGAAATGATTATCTTGGAAACTATACTCAAGGTTCAAATCAAATAGATGTATCTGCTGTTAGTACAACAAGTTCAGCAGAAATTGGTTTTGGTTATACTGGTGTATTAACAACTCTTCCATTAGATGCAAATGTAGATGGTGGTCCTCTTACAGCAGAACCAAGACAAATAACAAGGGTTAATTTAGACCTGGTGGAAACATTATCTGTATCTGTAAGTAGTGGTGGTACAGCAGTACCATTAATATTACAAAGCACAACAGATGATTTTTCACAAGGCTTATCAAAATTTACTGGTAAGAAAGAGTTTAGAATGTTGGGATACAGTACAGACCCAAGAGTTTTAATAACTCAAACTGCACCAGTTTCTTTACAACTAAATGGAATGATAGTGGAGGTAGCCTTCTAATGTGTCTCTTTGCAACACCACAATTATTATTATTTACAACAGTAGCATCAGGTGTAAGTGGAATGATGTCAGCAAGGGCTGGTGCAAAGGAAGCACTTAGGGCTGGTCAAAGAACTGCTGAAAGAATAGAACAACAAAAACAAGTAGCACAACTTACTGCTGAACAGGAAACAACTGCATTACTTCAAGGCTTTACTCAATCAATGGCATCTAATATTGCTATGAGGGGTATCATGGGAAGAGATGCAAGTGATCCATCATTTAGAGCATTTGAAAAAAATAACTTTGCTACACTACAAACTGATTTAGAAAGAATGGCTATTCAAGGTAAAAATGTAACAAAAAATTATGATCTTCAAAAGTTTGAAGCTGTATCAGGTGCAACTGATAGAGCTAAATCTTTACGACGACAAGGATTATTAAATCTTGTTGGTGCTGGTACAGAGGGAATAATGAGATATGATAAAGTCAAAGTTGGAGACAATTGATGGTAAAGATAGAAAGATTTAAAAACCAAGTATTTAACAAACCAGTAGGTGTTGTACGTTCACAAGAAAGAACAGCAGAGTCAGAAACTTGGGAAACAATATCAAGAATATCATCAGCTTTATCAGGTGAGTTTTATAAAAAAGCAGTTGATGAAGCAAAAGAAGCTGGAACAAGACAAGCATTATCTGTCGACGTCTTTGATGAAAATATGCAGATAACAAAAGCACCTTTGTCTATGGGAACAATAGGTACAAAAGCATTTGAAGAAACAATGCTTCGTAGATATGAAACAAATATGAGAAGTTTAATAGATACTAAAATAGGAGATGCACTAAGAGATAATCCAACAGACGCAGATCAATATAATACTGATGTTTCAATAGCTACTGCTGGTTTAATAGATAATGCTGATCCAGCAATAAAAGGTATTCTTACTGATTATGCAACAGCAAAAATAGCTATAGGTAATAACACAGTATTAGCAAATACAAAAAAGATTGAAGATGAACAAACAATATTGAGTGTAAGTCAAACAGCACAAACACTTGCTAACCAGGCTATTAATGCTTTTGCAAATGGTCAGGATGGAACTGGTGCAAGGCTGATGGAAGAAATAGAGAAACAGTACAACGATCTGATTTTGGAAGGTGTGATAACTGGAGGAGGAGCAGACCAAAAGATAGTAGAACTGCGTAGACGAGTAATGGAACAAAGAATTGGTATCGCATTAAATAACCTTTCTTCTCAAGAAATAATAATGGTAGCTGATAGTTTTGGTAAACAACAATTAGATGATCTACCTGATACAGAAATCATGATTGCAAGAGGTGCATCATTTGATCGTATTAAATCATTGCTTAGTAATAATCCTCATATATTAGATAATCAAATAATTAAAAGAGTAATCAATTCTGTTAAAGTAAACCAAGCACAATATGAAGATTCACAAAAACAAGCAAATGAAGCAAAAAATCTTACATTAGCATTTGAACAAGGTATACGAATAGATATTGGTAAAAAAGAACAACCAGTATATTCACAATATGTATTTGGTAAGTCAGGTATAGAACTACAAACAACACAAACTGGTTTACTTTTACCACCAACTAAAGATCAAATGCTTTTGTTAGCTGATTCAAAAAATCCAAACAGTATTAATTTTTATAGAATAATTGCTGAACAAGGTGTTCTTCCAAAGGTAATGGAAGACAAATTTGATAGACTTACTAAAGGAACATTAGATGCAGAAGAATCATTTGCTGTTCTTGAGATATATCAAAACATGGCAAACAATATGTCACTTCAAGGTGTGCATAGAGATTTGACTTTAGGTATGGGTATGAGTCAAACAGTATCAAAAAAAATGAAAGCACTAAATGCTATGTTAACTTTTAATAGTACAATAGAAGGAATACAAGATGCTGTAAATAGACTTAATTCAGATGAATTACTAAACTTTAATAATTTATTAAAAGACATGAATTTGGAAATGCAAAGTAAAAATAATGATAAATTTATAGCAAATGTAAGTACAGCAAAAGGGATTATACGAAGTGAGTTATTTAAAGATATACAAGATAATTTTATTGTAGAACAAGTTTTAGATGAAACAATGTATTTGGGTAATATAATTGGTGTTGAAAATGCTATAGATACAATGGTTAATACTGTAAATAGAGGATGGGTAGAATCAAAATATGCTGTTGATATGCACTCAGGAGGAACAATTAAAAGAACAAGATTTGCACCTGAAGTTATATTTCAATCTGAAGCATTAACAACATTTGAAAATAAAGTAAAACAACTTTCTGGTATTAGTAATCCAGTTTTAGGTGAAAATGTATTTGTTATTGTTGACCCAAACTCTGCTAGATCAAATGTTAGATACTATATTGCAACAGGAGAAGAAGGTGATTTAACTCCAGTTGTTGAAGATAATCAACTTGTTTCAATAGAACTTGAAGAATTTGCAGATCAAATAAGTGACCAATATAATAAGATGATAGAAGAAAATTTATTATATGCTGGTAAAATTATACAACAAACAAAGGATGCAAAAAACTATAAGTTTTTATTTCATGGAAGTAGTGGTGGTTTTGGTCCTGGCTTAAAATTTAAAATGGGAAATAATTAATTGGTAGACGTCGGCAGACCAATAATTGCATATGATAGTATGTCTATGGGTGAGCAAGACCCATCATTTTGGGAAGGAATGATGGCTACATATGGCTATCAATATAGACCAATAATGGGTGCATTATATAGTAGTTCTTTTGAAGAAGATGAAAATTTCAATGTATTAGATCATTTAACAGTAGAAGATTTAGATGACAGAAACCAAATAACTATTTTAGGCACAGCGAAATCTATGGAGCATTTGCACTATTTAAGAACGCATACATCTAAAATGCGTGAGAATAGAGAAATATTAAGTAGAAGTGGTTGGGGTTCAATGATTACTGCTGGTATTCTTGATCCAGTAAATCTTCTGTCATTACCATTTAAAGGTGTTGGTATTACTGCAAGAGCATTATCAGGTGCAAAGTCAGGTTTTTTTATTGGTGCTGGAACAGAATTATTACGAGCGCCCTTTGAACCTGATGCTACCCTGACAGAAAGTGGCATTAATATTGTTGGGTCGACGGCATTAGTTGGAGCATTAGGTGGTATTACTGGTGCTTTCTCTGGTCGTGCAACACAAAAATTTACTGCTGAACAAACTGATGTAAATAATTCTTTAAATCAAACTGTAAATCCAAATCAAGCATTTGATTATAAAAATAATTGGTTTGTAAATACACCATTTTATAAATTAGTTGCAACACCAATGAAAGCTATTATTCAAGGCAACTATCCACAATCAGTTAAAAAGTTAATTACTCAAGTAGGTGCTGATGGTGGTTTAACAAGTATGATGAATAAAGCTGGTCAAGGTATTTCATCTGTATTTATGAGATCAGTTACATATATGGGTGACTACTATGCTCACTCTCGTAAATTAAATGGTATCTATCATAGTTTTATGAATCAAACAAATCAACCAATAGGATTAACAAGTGCTGGATTTCGTGAGTTTGCTGAAAGATTAGCAAGAGAAAGAATATTAAGAGAAGCACAGCCTAACAGAGCAAGACTATCAAGATTTGAAGAAGAGTTTATTAATGAAATGGATTTGTTCTATACAAAATATGGAACTGATATGCTTAATAATGGATTACTTGCTACAAGAAATTCTATCACCAGGCAAATTGATAATTTAAAAACACTCGTCGACGACATAAATACACAAATCAAAGCAGAAAAAAATCCAAGAGCAAAAGTTAAATTAAGAGAAATGCTTGGAAAACAAAAAGGTAAATTAAAAGATGCTGAAGATTTATTAGCAAGTGGTTATAACCCATTATATCGTGGTGTTTATTATCCAAGATACTTTAATATTGATGCAATAGCTAATGATATGGATGGTTTTAAAACAATACTTAGAGATTGGTACACAGCTAATCCATTAAATCCAAATGCAACAGCTTCTGATATTGAAAGATCAGTAAACAAAACAGTTGATAGGATTTTAAATAAACAAAATCTTGAAGATGATTTTATGGGATATGGTTTATCTAAACATCTTAGACATAGAGAACTAGATATACCAAATCATTTGTTATTAGATTTTATTGAGATTAACCCACTGGATACTGCAATGTATTACATGATGAGAACTGGCTCTAAGATTGAATTTGCAAATACATTTAAAGGCAAATCAATGGATGATCTTGTAGATCAAGCTGAATTAGATATGATTCGTCATGGTAATACAGCACAAGAAATATCTTTGGCAAAACAAAATCTGTTTCATATGTATGATCGTGTTGTAGGCACACCAATACAAAGACCAGATGCTTTGAATAGAAGAATATCAAGAGCATTAACTGATTGGACAGCATATGCTTTTCTTGGTCGTGCTGGATTGTCGTCGTTGCCAGAATTAGGAATGATTATTATGCAACACGCAAGTAAACAGGGTGCGTTAGGTCTTGGTCAAATAGGTGGAACATTAAAAGGTTTGACAGATTTGAAGGCATTAGGTTTGAGTGCAAAAGAAGTTCAGATTGCTGGTGAAGCATTAGATATGATATTAGGTGTTGCTCATAATAGAATGTATGAAGATTTTTTAAGATCACCTTTTACTAAAGGATTAAGTAAAATTAATGAACAAGGTAAAAGAATATTTTATACAGCTAATTTATTAGCACCTATTACACAAATAACAAAACAAATGTCTGGTATTCTTGGTCAACATTCATTAGTAGATCGTTCACTTAGACTTGTTGCTGGAACAATAGATCAGGAAGGAATTGAACTTCTTGCAAGATATGGAATAACAATAAGAGATGCACGAAAAATAAAAAAACTCGTCGACGACGGCACAATACAAACAAGTGACACTGGCAGATTGTTTCTAGCAAATACAGAAAGTTGGGGAGATCAAAGATTAGTAAGAAAGTTTCGTGGTGCATTAGCTACAATGACAAGAAATACTATTATTAATGCTACACCAGCAGATAAACCAAAAATAATTGATGGTGTTGTATATGCAAGAATGAATCCAGCATTAAAAGCACTAGGTTTTAAAGTAGATAAAAGATCAAGCACAATAGGATATGAAGTAACAAGAATTGAAAATGGCTTAATGGCACTACCATTTCAGTTTTGGAACTATACATTAGGTGCTACTACAAAAATACTTGCATCAGGATTTGATGGTGAAAGAACTGGTAAGGTTGCTGGATTTGCTACTATGCTGGCACTTGGCTATTTAACTCTATATATGAAAAATCCAAGAAGTTTTAACAATATGGATTATGAAGATCAGCTTACAAGAGCAATAGATCAAACTGGTATTACTGGAATATACAGTGATTTATTTTATATGGGATTACACGCAAGACATAGGATGGGTAATTTAGATAGAGATGATACATTAATACAACCAAAGTATAGAGTAAATCCACCATCTGATTTGGGTGCTGGTTTAGAAACTGCAACAGATTTTGCTGGTGCAACACCATCATATTTATTTGATGTAGCTGATACAGCTTATTTATTTGGAAGTGGTCAATCAGATGAAGCAATAAGAAAAGCATTAAGACTTACACCAGTATCATCATTATATGGTTTTCGTACATTGGCTGGAGAAATAGAAGATTTCACAAGAGGTAGATTTTAATTTGTGCGTTGAAGTTTATAAAATAGAATATTAGGGTGCGATTATGACATTAGATATTAGTGCAACAAGTCCAAGAGTTCAATATACAGTAGGATCGTCGTCGACAACAACATTTGCATATGGCTTTCCTATCTTTCAAGATGCTGATTTAAAAGTATTTGTAGGCTCAACACTTAAAACATTAACAACACATTACACTGTAACTGGTGCTGGTACTACAAGTGGTGGCAATGTTGTAATGACAACAGGTAATGAAGTAACTAATGCAGATGTAACGATTGTTCGTGATATTACAATATCCAGGACAACTGACTTTCCCACTTCAGGTTCATTTCAGGTTGATAGTCTGAATACAGAACTAGATACAATCACAGCAGTACAACAAGAACTAGAAGATGACATTAGTCGATCACTAAAGCTATCAGATGAAGATGCAACGGCAACCTTAACTCTTCCCCTCAAAGATGCACGAAAAGGTAGATACCTTGCATTTAACGCAACAACTGGTAACGCAGAAGCTGGACCAACTCAAACAGATGCAACACTAATTGCTACTGTTACAACTGATATTGCAACACTTGCTGATCTACAAGATGGTACAACATTAACTAATGGTCTTTCTAATCTAGCTGGTAAAGTAACAGAAATGGGTAGACTTGGTACAGCAGATGCTGTTGCAGATATGGCATTGCTTGGTACAACTGACGTCGTCGCTGATATGGCATTACTTGCAGTAACAGATGTAATTGCTGATATGGCTTTACTTGCAAATGCCGACGTCATTGCAGACATGAATACACTTGCAACATCAGATATAATTGCTGACCTAAATACTTTAGCAACATCTGATATTGTAACTGACATGAACTTACTTGCTACTTCAGCAAATGTAACTGCTATGGCAAATTTAGGTACAAGCACTAATGTAACAAATATGGCTAACCTTAATGCTTCAGGTGTAATAGCAAACATTGCTACTGTTGCTGGTGATACTACAGAAATAAATGCAGTTGCTGGTAAAACTACTGAAATAGGTTTACTTGGTACTTCTGCCGTTGTTGAAGATATGGGATTTCTTGGAACGTCTGCTAATGTAACTGCTATGGGTTTACTTGGTACAAGTGCAGTTGTAGAGGACATGGGTTTTCTTGGTACTTCTGCAAATGTTACTGCAATGGGTCATTTAGGTACTTCTGCTAATGTTACAGCAATGGGATTATTAGGAACAAGTGCTGTTGTAGAAGATATGGGTTTCTTAGGAACTTCAGCTAATGTAGGTCATATGGCAACATTAGGAGCTAGTGGAGTTGTTGCTGATATAGCTACTGTTGCAACAGATATAGCAAATGTAAATACAGTAGCTTCAAACATTGGAACAATATCAGCCAAAGCAACAAAAGGGTTTGCTACAGCTATGGCGATTGCGTTGTGAATAGGAGAATATAATGGCACAAGATTTTGAACGTACAATAACTAAAGATATAGATGCAAGTTTGGTAGATATAAGAGCAACATCTAACTCTGATGATGCAATAGTTGGTTTACGATTAGCAAATACAACGACGTCGACAATAAATGCTGATGTTGCAATAACTGATAATAGTGGAACTGTCCAGGCATATCTAATTAAAAATGCACCGATACCAAGTGGTTCATCATTAGAACTAATAGATGGTGGTGCAAAGATAGTTCTGCAATCAGGAGATAAACTTCAAGCAAAATCAGATGCAACAAACTCTATGGATGTTGTTGTGTCAGCAGTAGATACAATATCGGAGTAATAAATTATGGGTCATGTAGGTAAAACAGTAACACAGAATGTAGTATCAGGAAGTGAAATAACTGATGGTACAGTTACTGGTGCAGATTTAGCTAGTGACATTGCGATAAGTACAAGTGGTGCAATAACTACTACTGGTGCTTTTACCTCTAAAGGCATAGATGATAATGCTGATGCTGTAGCTATGACTATAGATAGTTCAGAAAATGTTGGTATAGGAACTACAGGTCCAGTATCACCTTTGGGAACAAACTTTAAAGTTTTAGATATTAACAGTGGAGTTTGGGGTGGTAATATAAATTTTTCAGGAAATAGTGGTGGTTACATTGGTAACAGACATTCTGGTAATGGTGGGCTAGGTTATTATGCTGTTTCTGGACAAGGACATGATTTTGCAGTAAATGGTTCTACTGATTCAGTTTTAAATATAGCATCAGATGGTGATATTACAGGAACTGGTTCTAGATTTAAATTTGGAGCAGCAGGTTCTAGGACTGTAATATCTCCAGGAACAGGTGTTACTGTTACACTAGCAGATGATGCAACTTTTTCCGTAGCAGGTTATAGTGGTTCTTCGTCTGCAATGTTACTTATATATGACGCTGGTGGAGGAGGTGCAATGTTTTGGCATACCTATCAAAGCACAGTAACAAAAGTAGCTGGTGTTGGTGATTATGTTACTTCAGAAATAGATGGCAACACTTGTGTTCATAAAGCAAGTAATAATCATGCAGTTAGTTTAACTAATAAAGAGGGTGCTTCCGTTAATTATTATATAATAGCAGTAGCAGCCTACGATTAGGGAGAAAAAAATGACAATTCAAAGTATAGTTATAGACAAATTAACAGAAGAAAAAGTAGACGAAAATAATACTAAATCTAATTCTGGAACTTTAAAAAAGAAAGTTGGTTTTAGAGTTACTAATGATAAAGGTGATTTATTTATTATAGATAAATGGTTAACTATTGTAGATGGTAAATCAGATGATGAATATTCTAAAGAAGCATATGATTCATCTAAATCAGAGATAGATGCTTGGGATAATAGTTTTGCAAAGATAGGTAAAACATTTAACCCAGATACTGGAAAGATTGAGTAATGCCATATATAGGTAAAGGTGCAAACGGATTTGGAATAAGAGAGAGGTATCGCTACTCTGCGAGTGGAAGCCAAACTGCATTTACTGGCAGTGATCTTAATAGCAAGACACTTCAGTTTGATAGTGGCTCTTTGTTAGATGTCTACCTCAATGGTGTTCTGTTAGATACAGCAGATTATAATACGTCGACGGCAAATACAGTTACACTAACCAGTGGTGCTACAGCTTCTGATGAAGTGATGATTGTAGTGTATGATGTCTTTAGCTTATCTGATGCTATGCCTAAAACTGGTGGTACGTTTAGTGGTGGGATAACTGGTACTACTGGTACGTTTACTGGCGATATAACTGTAGATACTACAACACTTAAAGTAGACAGTAGCAATAATAGAGTAGGTGTAGGCACAGCAAGTCCAGATACTGAACTTCATGTAAAAGGAGCAACAACTGTAGCAAATTTTGAAGGCACTGGTGGTAGTTCGTTTATAGGATTAAAAGATAGTGATGATGGCACTGTTGGCTTTATAGGAGTTGATGGTGGTTCTATAAAGTTTCAAACATCTGGTGGTAGTTATTCTGATAAATTAGTTATAGATGCAGATGGTATTATAACTAAACCTTTACAACCTATGTTTGAAGTTACTAAAGGTAGTGAACAAACTTTATCTTCTGGAAGTTTAACTTTATTGACATTTGATACAGAAGTTTATGACCTTAATAGTGATTTTGATTTAAGTAACGATAGATTTATTGCTCCTGTTGCTGGTAAATATGTTTTTCAAGCATACATAACTACAGGAACTATGGTTGCTGGTGCTGGAATAGGTTTAGTTTGGCAAAAAACAACATCTGGTGGCAGTGAAAGTATTTTTAAACATGGTCATTCTCAATCAACTGAAATAAATATTACCTTTGGATTAAGTTCTACTCTAGTTGTTGATTTAGGTTCTGGAGAAGGGATAAGACTTTATGGTTATCATGGTAGTGGTAGTAATCAAAGTTTTGGTGCTGCAAATAATCAATTTAGTGGCACAAATGCAAATAGTAACTATTGGTCTGGACAGTTAATAGGATAATTTATGGCAGTACAACTATACACAAAAGTAAAATTATATTTAGAAGCAAACTCAAAAACTTGGGAAGTTGAACAAAGAAATATACATTTACAGAATGATGGTAAAGGTGACTATATTTATTCATGGAATGTAGATGGATTGAATAAACCTACTGATGAACAATTAAAATCTTACGAAACAAATGCAAAAATAGAAGAAGCAAATCATAAAATAAGACAGACTAGAAAAACAGCCTATGGAGATATAGGTGAGCAACTAGATGAAATCTATAAAGATATTGATGCTTGGAAGGCAAGGATAAAAAAGATTAAAGATGATAACCCAAAGGAATAACATATGAGTAATGCACGAAACCTTGCCAATCTGTTAGGAACTGGAACTACTGTACCGAGTGCTAAAATGCCTAGTGGTTCTGTACTACAAGTAAAACAAGCTGTTATAACTGGTACTTTTTCTACATCAAGCACTTCATTTGTTGACGTAACTGGTTTGACAGTTTCAATAACACCTTCATCAAGTTCAAATAAAATTCTAGTAATTGGTAATTGCCAAGTAATAGGTGGTGATGCTGGTGGTGGTTACACTATTTTAAGAGGTTCAACAGAAATTTATAGAGGTGACGCAGATGGTAGCAGACAAAGATTTTCTGTAACTAATACTTATGCTCGTTCAGATAGTGCAAATTATTATAGTGGTGGAGCATCACAAGCAATATTTTTAGATTCACCAGGCACTACATCTTCAACAACATATAAAATTCAAGCAAAAATTCGTGCAACAGCATTATACATTGGTAGAACAAATTACGATTTAGATAATGATAATGCGTCAAGAAACCCATCATCAATAACAGTTATGGAGATTGCAAATTGAGTGATATTATAAAATCAATATTAGCTATAAAATCAGATGCACAAGTAAGTGTGATTGATGAAGATGTAAATAAAATTACTTGGCATGACGGCAATCCAACAAATATTTCTAATAAACAAATATTAGATAAACAAAATGAACTTATAGAAGAAGAAAAAAAATTAACTAAATAACCGAGATGGATAAATTATAATGACTAAGATGACAAAAATAGTAGAGGATTGGACTCATGCTATTGATTCTTTTAAGGTAATACCAAGAGCATTGATACTATTGTATATGTATCTAACATATAAAACTGTGTTTTGGTATATGGGTTTGGAGTCACCAAGCCTGGAGCAGAGTGGTATGGTATCTGTGTTGACGTCGGCTAATGCTGTGGCAATGGGTTTGTTTATGGGTAGGTCTAGTTGACATGGTTGTTGGTTGTATTTCTTTCAGGAACAGTTCAGGAAAGTGTCTACTTCAGTGATCTGGATTCGTGCCTTAGAATTGCACAAAAGATTAGGGCGCAAAACTATGATCCCTCTCTCGCTGGGGATAGCAAGATATGGGTCAAGGCTTACTGCGTTCCTAAGTCACTTCCTAAAAAAGAATAAGAGGTAAATATGTTTCAAAGTTTTATTGGACCTATTGCAAACTTAGCTGGTACTTGGTTACAAGGTAGAGTAGATAAAGCTAAAGCTGAAACAGAAGTTAAAGTAGCAAAAGCTAAAGCCGAAGCAAAAGTTTATGAGACTTCTGCAACATCAGATATGTTGAATGAACAAGCATTAACTAGTCAGATGGCTGGAAGTTGGAAGGATGAATTTTGGACTATTATTTTTGGTGGTATTCTTGTGGCTTGTTTTGTTCCTTATACTCAGCCATATGTAAAGAATGGATTTGATTTCTTAAACTCAAGTACACCAGGCTGGTTCTCGACTTGCTTGTATATATGTATTGGATCTTCTTTTGGTTATCGCTTTGGTAAAACTGGATTACAATTAATGAATAAAAAAGGAAAGTAATATGAACCTTGTCGACGTCATAAAAAAACATGAGGGTTGTCGTCTTGATATGTACAAAGATACAGTAGGTGTCTGGACAATCGGTTATGGTCACAACTTGGAAGAGGGAATAGATCAAGAAACAGCAGACTTTATTCTTGCTCGTGACTTAGAAAAACATTCTCAAGAGTTGGATAAGCATAAACCAATGTGGAGAGAGTTACCTGACCCAGCACAGATTGTAATTTTATCTATGCAATTCAACATGGGCTGGAATAGATTCTCAAAGTTTGTAAAATTTTGGGAAGCTATTGAGAAAAAAGACTACCAAACTGCTGGTAAAGAGATGGAAAACAGCCGTTGGTGGGGTCAAGTTAAATCTCGTGGACCTGAGCTACAAGAGCTATTAGTAAGTATTTCTGAGGTATAAACACACACGGAGGTATTGTTTCACCCCTCTGAGGGTCTTTATATCGACTCGTTTTTTTGTGATTTGGTACTTTCACCTAGTACACCAGCATATCCAGCTACATCTACGATACTATCATAGTGATCTGGAGTTTCAATTAGCCTGGTCAACTTCAAACCAATAAGAATTATGCCAGCTTGTTGTGGTGTTACATGATAGTCAAGCACAAGTGAGATGATTTCAGAAAATCGTTCAAGCATTTTGTCTGGTGGACCATACTTATCTTCTCTGTCGTCGACTTGAACTTGTGCTTCACGAAGTATTTGTTTAGCTTTCATCTTATATACTTATAATAAAAGAATATATTAAACAATACTGATATTATTATTGCTAATGGAAACATAATTACAAAGAGATAAACATTTAACTCTTCATATGTCATTCCCATTATAGCTGAAACTTCTACTAGTGTTAGTACACACCAATCAAATATATCATCTACCATATCTGTAACACCTTTCTTGTTGAAATATATTTTGGTAGTCGAACTCTGTTGAAAGACTTTCGTATTTCTTTTTTGCCTTTACGTTTAGCTCTATCAAACAAATCTAAGTTCTCATTTGATTTGATAGCACCACCTAAAGGTGAGTTGCTTTTAATAACAATGGTTTCTGGTCGATATACACGACCATACTTATCCCATGTTTCTGCTCTTGGATCATCAATAAAACTCATAACTTCCTCCTTATTCGTTTTCCTGTTAGTTTCATTGCTTCTAATAAATTGTCAACATCCACTGGTGTTAAATATTTTACACGGCTCATAGAAATGTATTGAATATTTTTTTTTCGTATAAGGCGCAACATACTTGCTTCAGTTATCTGATGTTGTTCTTCCCTAGCACACTTGGAACGAAGTTCAGTTGCAAGTTGCTTGAGAGATATAAGGTCTAGCATTTCCTTATATCTCTCTGAGATGTTAGAACTGGTCATCCCACTGGTCTGGGTTTTTGAAACTGTCTTTGATTTCTTGTAACTTGTCGTCGGCAGTTTCGTTTGGTTCTGTTGTGATGTTGGCAGTGTCACTTGTCATTTTGTCAGTGACACTTGCTTTGAGATATTTAGTTCCTTCTTGAGCATGACCTTGAGGAAACTCATTTACCCAAAAAGCAATACGTCTATCTTCACCAAATGGTCCAGAGAAGTCAGGTGCATTTGGGTTTGCATCTGTTTCTTTAATATATATTGGTGACACTTTCTGATAGAGTTCGTAATACTTTTCTCCATCCTTAGTTTGACAAGCCATTAACAAAGTATTCTTTTCTTCACCTTTGTTATTGACCTTACCAATGGCACGAAGAACTTGATCTGTTCTTGGTTTCCATAAGACACCTTTGTCTGTATCATCATAATCACTCATGCAAAATCTCCTTTGTTAGATGATTGTGGTTGTTTTGGTTGTACTTTACCAGTTGGTACAGTAATACCACTTGCCTTGTTGCCGTCGTCATCTTCTGATGGCAATGCAAACAATGCTTGCAGAGCATATCGCTTTGCATATGTAATAGCTGACCCCAGCTTTTGAGGATCATGCAAGTTGGGTACAAGACATGGAACTGGTAGTTCTTTGCTTGTGCCACTAGGAACATGAGTAGCAGTAGCAATGATAATTAGATTACCAGTTTCTGTAACTCTTGATTGATAACCATACAGTATTCCATATTTGTTACCATGATCGCAAGCCTTCATCACTTCTTCAAGACTAGCATATGTGCTTTTGAAAAAAGGATTTTTGGTAGACTTGGTTGCAGTAATATTGTCTTGTTGAAATAACAACATTGCTTCATCAATATTTTTTGGAGCGATTGTCTGTTGCTTTTTCGGTTGTATTATATTAGGTTTTTTATCATTCATTATAATTTCTCCCATGAAATGATTTTGAAAATATGATTGGGTGTAGCATTTGTTTCCTCATGCTACATCCAGTTTGTTTTGGAGAGCAACTCTCCGACCATTCTTAGTTCTGTAAACTCTCACCTGGTCATTGTAAACTTCTCTATCTGTATCTTTCAACTCTTCAAGAAGTGATTTCTTTGCTTCTGCATTTGCTTTTGCTGATACCAATGTACTTGCATATATATCTGCACTTGATGTAAATGAATTACTTTTACTTACATCTCTAGCAATCAAGCCGTCGACAATAACTTTATCAACAGATACTTCTTTGATTGCAACTTGTTCCATTGGTGGTGGTGTATCATCTCTGACATAAGCCCAAAAGTTTTTGACATTGACCATAGTCTTATCAAAGTATTCTCTACTCCTACCTATCCAGCAAACTTCATGTCTGTTGTTACCAAACAATACAGATAGATATGCTTTCTCAATCTTAGCTACATTGAGATAGAATTGTATCTGTGGCATATAGTCACTGCATACATTATCTAATCTGTTATTTGCATGAGTATGTTTGAACTCAATTAAGTAAGTATCAAAATTACTTTCATCATTGGAAGCATAGATGCAATCAATGTTAGCAACGATAACATCAGGATCATCAAAAAGCTGCAATGATAAAGTTTGATCTACTTTCTTTGGTTGCCAATACTCAGTACGTTCTTCATAGAATATACTGTGCATCATTTCTTCATTGCCACCTGTCATATGTTTTCTAAACCAAGCATGATTCAATGCTTCAGTTGTTGCACCCATAGCTACTGGTAATACATCTGAAAGATCAGGTGACTGCTTACGACCAGTCTTGATCTCCCACATTTCAAACCAGTTGTTGGGGTCTTGTAATTTGGCGACGTCTGAGCCACCGATTGTACCTTTTCGGTTCATATTCTCTCCTCTACTTTTGGTTACAATTTACTACTATTCGTTACTTATTGCAAGTATTTAATGCGTTCATGCAAGGCATTGGTTAGCTTTTTTCTTAGCATAAACTTATCACCGCAGAATTTATAGATGTCTGCGTATGAAGGATACCACTCTTTGTACTTCGTCATGTAGTCAATACACTTTATCATTATGTCTGCTGGTATTCTATCTACATGATTTATCTGTTGAACAAGAGAACGTATCTTCAATTCTAAATCTTCTTCATCAAAGTTTTGTTTGTTCATCATTGAAAACATAATCGTAAGCCTGGCTAACAAGTCATCATCCTCAAGTGTAGTACAATAACCTTTTGATATTTTCAAAGCACGGTGTAACTTCTCTTTGTCATCTGAATGTATGACTATCCTGTTAACTGATATCTTACCATCTTGATAAGACTCTTTTATATCAATCATTCCTGATAGTTCTAATAACACTGACAAGCGAACTTCTTTGTCGACTTCGATTGGATTTCCTTCTTCCAGTTTGGACACTAGGTAATACTTCTTTTCCCTCTCTGTTAACTCCAGCGAACTCTGCAACTCTTTGACACCAACTTCTGTAGTGCTTGAATGGTACTGCGATTGTTGAGTTGGCATAATATTTTTTATACTTGATAATTTCTTTGGCATGATCTATCTCTCCAAATTCATTGTTAAGGATTTCTTTCTCAGCATCAGATGGCATCCATTGTTTCCATACATCTTTCTGCTGTTCTGTATCGACGACTTTCTTTATTACTTCTCTATTAGGGTGTCTGTCTGATACTGGTGTAGTGTCACTCTGACACTGGTTCTTTCTGATGACTTTATATTCAAAAAGAAATTCGTAATGATTAGACTTACCACGATCAGGATGTTTGTGTATTAACCTGAGATCAACCAGCTTTTTCAAACATCTGATTACTGTACTTCTTGATAGACCAGTTAGTTTTACCAGCCTATCTATTGATGGAAAGCAGTGTCCAGTATTGCTGTTTTCATGATGTGCAAGTGTTACAAGTACCCACTTTGCAAGACCATCTGATAGTTCAATATCCATAACTGCTGAGACTCTTTTGAAACTCATATCGTTTACCTCTTGACATTGTATGGTTTGTATTGGTACATATAGATTATTCGTTATCCTCTACTAAATATTCCCTCATGGATTGTATCCCCTCTCCATGAGGGTTTTTTTATTTAGGAAATAATTGAATTACATTTCCTTTTTTGACGACGACTCTTTCTTCTGGTGACATCAATAGTCTTATATCGATTGCTCTACCATCTACTTGAAAGTTCATTTCCCATTCGCCATCAAACTTTTCATTCAAGAACTCTTCAAGTTCTTCAATAAAATTATTTGTTAGACCATTATAAGTATCTCTCAATTTTCATTCTCCTCTGTTTGAAATCTGACCAGGTGTAATACTTTTGTATTCTTTAC